CAGACTCATAAATGGGTCTTAGAAGGACTATTTGGACCATCATATAAAGTAACAAAAACTGATGAGTTAATGAGACAAGGACATCTTTCTCAATTAGATATTCAATGTCTTGTTCTTAAACATGCTCCTCAAAAGTTTGAAACATATAATGATGAAATAGAATATTTAATATCACATGAGCAAAGGAATTCTTTTATTAAAAATCTTACATTAGATCTAAAAGGAAATACCTTAATACTTTACAGTAGGGTAGAAGCACATGGTAAAGTACTTTATGATTTAATAAATAAAAATAAGCAAGATGATAGAAAATTATTCTTTGTTCATGGTGGTGTGGATGCTGAAGAAAGAGAACAAGTAAGAGAAATTACTGAAACTGAAAACAATGCCATTATCGTTGCCTCCTATGGTACATTCTCAACTGGTATCAATATTAAGAACCTCCATAATGTTATCTTTGCTTCTCCAAGTAAATCACGCATTCGCAACCTGCAAAGTATTGGACGAGTTCTTAGAAAAGGATCAAACAAAATAAAAGCAATCTTATATGATATATCTGATGATTGCACTAAAAATTCTAGGAGAAACTACACTCTCAATCATTTCATTGAACGAATTAAAATCTACAACGAAGAAAATTTTAATTATGAAATAATAACTATAAAATTAAAAAAGGAATAAACCAATGGGAATAGAAGAAGACTTTTATGCTACAATAAAACTTAATTCAGGTGAAGAAATATTTGCTAAAGTAGCTGCATCTGAAGAAACAGATAGAACAATGTTAATAGTTCATCATCCTATTATGATTGGAGAAATAAAAGGAAAACATGGAATAGTTGGATATAAAGTAGAACCTTGGTTAAAAACAAGTAAAGAAGATATGTTTATTATTAATTTAAATAATGTTCTTACTTTATCTGAATCACAAGATATAGAAATGATAATGATGTATCAAAGATATCTTAGAGATTCTGAAGATGATAAAACCCCAGAAACTAAAATCTCTAAAAAAATGGGATATGTAGCAAATGTAAAAGATGCTAAAGTTATTTTAGAAAAGATATATAAGAATAATAAGAATAATAATACTAGTAAGTAATATATCCCTTGAACCTCCACAAAGGTTATTCTACTTGAATTTTTTAACTTGTCAACTCTATGTGGAAATGCTATAATAATACATAGTAGTGATAATGACTCATGGCAATAAGGACAGGAACTATGGCAAAAAGAAAACGCTCTGAGCACTATGTTAATAACAAAGAGTTTCTTGCTGCTTTGATAAGATATCGTGAAGATGTTGAGATTGCACAACTGCAAGATAAAACTAAACCTGTTATACCAAGGTACATAGGTGAGTGTTTTTTAAAGATTGCTAATCATTTATCCTTCAAACCAAACTTTGTTAATTACATGTTTAAGGAGGATATGATCTCTGATGGAATTGAAAATTGCGTTCAATACATTCATAATTTTAATCCAGAAAAATCCCGTAATCCTTTTGCTTACTTTACTCAAATTATTCATTATGCGTTTCTTCGTAGAATACAAAGAGAGAAACGTCAGTTAGAAATTAAAAATAAAATATTAGAAAAGTCTGGATACTCAGAAGTGTTTGATGATAATAACCAGATTGACGGATCCACTTATGCAGAGTATAATTCTATTAAAGATGCCGTACACTCTAAGTTACGTAATTGATGGAAGTAATTTCTGTTAACCATAAAGCAGATATTTTAATAGGTGAATATCAGTTTGTTGATAAGGTAAAGAGTGAGGTTTTGTCTTTATTAAACAAAGGTGTTGTTGCTATACCACAAAATAATAGTAATGTGAAAGCATCACTTCATACTGAGTGGAATTGGGAACCAGATAATATTACCTTTAGAAATTTAAAAGCTTATATAAGAGAAGAGATTGAGAAGCATTATAAACCAGGTGATATCTCAGGTGGACCTAGAGATCCGTTAAAAATTGGAAATTTTTGGGCAAATGTTTATGAGAAGGGTGACTATGCTCAATCTCATTGCCATAAACCTAATACTTATAGTTTTGCATATTTTGTAAAGTCAAAGTGGTATTATCCTCCTCTTGTTTTTAGTCATAGTGGGAAAAGGATTAGACCTAAAGAAGGAACCTTTGTTGCCTTTCCTTCATATCTAATGCATCATGTTCCTAAACATAGGTATAATGATACTCGTATAACTCTATCAGGTAATTTTACAATAGACAGCATATGAAGATAGCAATAATTACCGATCAGCACTTTGGTGCTCGTAAAAATTCTAAATTATTCCATGACTATTTCTTAAAGTTCTACGAAGATATTTTCTTTCCCACTATAGAGAAAGAAGGAATCACCACTATTGTTGACATGGGAGATACCTTTGACAGTCGCAAGGGAATCGATTTTGCTGCATTGTCATGGGCAAAGAAAAATTATTTTGATAGATTGAAGGAGATGGGCATAACTGTCCATACTATTGTTGGAAATCATACAGCATATTATAAGAATACAAATGATATAAATGCAATAGATCTTTTATTGAAAGAGTATGATAATATAAAAATTTACTCAGAAACTAAACCTATAACTTTAGGTAACTTAAGTGTTCTTCTTGTTCCTTGGATTAATCAAGAGAATAAAGATAGGACTCTAGCAATGATTAATAAGACAAGTTCTCCTGTTTGTATGGGACATTTAGAACTCCAAGGTTTTAAAGTAAATGAACATGTTGTAATGGATCATGGTTTTGATATAAAACCTTTTGAAAAATTTACTAAAGTTTTTTCTGGTCATTTCCATACTAGATCCACTCAAGATAATATTTCTTATTTGGGGAATCCTTATGAGATCTATTGGAATGATCATGAGGATACTAGAGGTTTTCATTTCTTTGATACTGAGACATTAGAAACTACTCCAGTTAATAATCCTTATCGTCTTTTTTATAAGGTATATTATAGTGATACAGATTATCAACTTTTTAATGCAACTGAATTAGAAAATAAGATAGTAAAGTTAATAGTACGTCAAAAAAATGATACTAAGAAGTTTGAGAAATTTATTGATAAGTTATATGCAGCAAACGTAGCAGAATTAAAGATTGTTGAGAATTTTGATTTTAATGGTTGGTATGATAAAGAAGATGGAGATTATGAATCAGAAGATACAATGTCTATACTCAATAGGTATATTGAAGAATGTGAAATTAGTTTGGATAAATCAGTCATTCAAAAAATGATGAATGAAGTTTATCAAGAGGCGTGTGAGTTGATATAATGTTTATATTGACCATCGCTGGTAAAGAACGTGAAGGAGCTTATTCTGTTGAGGATGACAATGGTGATCAAATTTTATACCTCTTTGAAGAGGAAGATGATGCTGAACGATATGTTATGATGTTAGAGGAACAGGATTATCCTGAAATGAATATTTTGGAAGTAGAGGACAAGTTGATGGTTAAAACCTGTGAGAATCATGGGTATAACTATACCATCATTACCTCTGATGACATTGTAATTCCACCCACTATTGGTCATGATATTATTTGAAAAAATACGTTGGAAAAATTTTCTCTCTACGGGAAATCAATTTACTGAAATAAATCTTGAAAAGAGTGAAACTACTTTAATAGTAGGAACAAATGGTGCTGGAAAAAGCACAGTCCTTGATGCATTGACGTTTACTTTATTCAATAAACCTTTTCGTAAGATTAGTAAAGGTCAGTTAGTTAATACGGTAAATGAAAAAGATTGTAGAGCTGAAGTTGAGTTTTCTATAGGATCTACTAGTTGGAAAATTGCTAGAGGTATTAAACCAAATACATTTGAGATATGGAAAGATGGTAAATTATTAGATCAATCTTCTTCTGTAAATGATCAACAGAAGTGGTTAGAACTTAATGTTCTTAAAATGAATTATAAGTCATTTACTCAAATTGTTATTTTGGGTAGTAGTGCTTTTGTTCCTTTCATGCAATTAACTGCTTCCAATCGTAGAGAAGTTATTGAAGATCTTTTAGATATTAAAATCTTTTCTTCAATGAATAATATCTTTAAAGAAAAGACTCGTTCTATTAAAGAAGAATTAAATGTTCTTAGTCTTAAAAAAGAATCTTTAAATGAAAAAGTAAAGATGCAGGAAAATTTTATTGAGGAGTTAGAAAACCAAAGTAAGAATAGAATAGAAGATAATAAAAAGAAGATGAGAAGTATAGGTGATGAGATTTGTGTATTAATGTTACAGAATGAACATACGGAGGATCAGGTATTTGGACTCACTGAAGAACAAGAGAAAGTAACAGGTGCTACAGAAAAATTGCGTGAGTTTGGAAATATTAAAGGTAAAATATCTCAAAGAGTATCGACCATTACTAAAGAGCATAAGTTCTTTAAAGAGAATACGGTTTGTCCTACATGCACTCAGGCAATCGAGGAGGAGTTTAGAATAAATAAAATCGACGATGCTCAAAATAAAGCAAGAGAGTTGCAATCTGGTTATAAAGAACTAGAGGAGGCAATTAAAAAAGAGGAAGAGCGAGAGCATCACTTTACAAAACTATCTAAGGAGATTACTTCACTAACGCATGGCATTTCTAAAAACAATACTAAGATCGCTGGATATCAACGACAGCAGCAAGATCTGGAATCGGAAATACAAAAACTTACCGATCAACTTGCAAACAGAAATACTGAGCATGAGAAGTTAACCACCTTTAAGGACAAACTATCAACCACATACGACGAACTATCTTCTAGGAAGGATACCATACGTTACTACGATTTTTCGTATGGTTTACTTAGAGACGGTGGAGTTAAGTCAAAGATCATCAAGAAATATTTGCCTTTGATTAATCAACAGGTAAATAGATATCTTCAGATGATGGACTTCTATATTAATTTTACTCTTGATGAAGAGTTTAATGAAACCGTTCAGTCTCCTATCCATGAGGATTTTTCTTATGCTTCTTTTTCTGAAGGTGAGAAAATGAGAATAGATCTAGCACTATTGTTTACTTGGAGAGAAGTTGCTAGAATGAAGAATAGTGTTAATACCAATCTTCTTATTATGGATGAGGTGTTTGATAGTTCATTAGATGGATTTGGAACCGAGGAGTTTCTTAAAATTATCAAGTATGTTATTAAGGATGCAAATGTTTTTGTAATCTCTCATAAACAAGGAATGGACGATAGGTTTGAGAATGTGCTAAGATATGAAAAGATAAAAGGTTTTAGTAGGATGGTATCGTAATGTTTTTTAAAAAAGTAAGTTTGGTTACGGGTGGATTTGATCCTATTCATAGTGGACATATAGCATATTTTGAGAGAGCAAAAGATCTCTCAGATTATCTTGTAGTAGGACTTAATACTAATGAGTGGTTGACCAGAAAGAAAGGACAATATTTTTTACCTTGGATAGAACGTGCAGAGATCATTCGTCATTTGGATATGGTAGATGCTGTTGTATCATGGGATGATGAAGATAATTCTGCATGTGGTGCTATTGCTAAGTGCTTAGAGATATCTGAAAAAGTTATTTTTTGTAATGGTGGTGATAGAATTAAAACTAATACCCCAGAGATAAAAGGATATGGTGATGATCCCAGAGTTGAATTTAAGTTTGCTATTGGTGGAGATGATAAGATGAATAGTAGTTCTTGGATATTGAATGATTATTTTAACAGGCAACGTAAATTATTAGGTATTTGATATGCCCACCTTTACACATACACCAAGTGAAAAGAAAGTATTCTTTGCACATATTCCCAGAACTGCTGGAAGATATGTAGAAGCCAATTTTCTATGGAGAAATAATTTTACATGGGATGAACTTCCTCTGGATACTGGAAATGGTGTGATGACTGATTTGCATGGAGCTGAAATTGCACATTGGCATAATGAAATATATGAAGAACATTTAGATGTAAAAGATATACCTAATTTTTCAATTGTTAGAAATCCATTTGATAGATTTATTTCTGGATCAGTTTATCTTAAAAGAATATATGGAAATGATTCTCAAGAGTTATTTGAAGATGAGAATTTATTTTTCTCAATGCTTGCTAATATACCCATGATGGATCCAAGTTTTTCTGCTAACTGGTTTATGCCTCAGGTAGAATTTATGACAGAAAGAACTAAGATATGGAAATTTGAGGATAGTATGGATGATAATTTTGTTGAGTGGTTAAGCGATTTGATAGGAGTAGAATTGAAGTTTGATAAAGATATAGAGTATCCTAAATCAAAGGATGAGGGAAATAAGTTAACTAAGACTCCTAAACTTGTTAATAATCTTAGACAACTTTATAGAAAAGATATTGAAGCGTTTTATCCTGATATATGAAAAATATTGTAGGTACTAATCGCCATCACAATGCTGCTGTGTGTTTTTTAAAAGATGGTCAAGTTGATTTTTTTATAGAAGAAGAAAGATTAAATAGATTTAAACATGAAGGAGTATCATTTGAAGCTTTCCTTCATTTAAGAAAAATAACTGATGAGGTTAATGGATTTGCTTTGGCAGGTTTCCATTTTGATAACTTAAATCAAATTGATTTTAATTATGAATATAATTATTATCTTTTTATGGTATTAAGACTTTTTAGAGAGTCAGAAATTGGATATTATAGTTATATAAGAGAGCATCACTTCACCCATGCTGCTGGTGCTTTTTATAATTCTAATTTTGATAGAGCTTTATCTATTGTTTTTGATGGAGATGGATCACAACAAGAGGATGGGACAACTGAAAGTTATAGTTGTTTTTATTTTGATTATGATAAAAGCACTGTTATAGATAAACAATACCAAACACGGGAATATAAAGAGAATGTTAGTTTAGGGAGATGTTTTGCAAAAGTATGTAGACATTTAGGATTGACCTGGTTTGAAGCAGGTAAAGTAATGGGTCTAGCTTCTTATGGTAAAGATATTGGTTTAGATTTTAATGATTTTGTGGAACAAGGTGAAGAATGGTTTTTGTATAATGAAACTAAAAACTTAAAAGATTTTCAACAATCTGCAAACTTAGCTTATTGTTTGCAGCAATATACCCAGAATCAAGCATTAAATAAAATATTAGAAGCTGTAAAGAAAACTGATATTAAAAATATATGTTTGTCTGGTGGATATATTTTAAATTGTGTGAATAATTATTACTTAAAAAAACATTTACCAAAAGATATTAATTTGTATATAGAACCTATTTCTAATGATGCTGGTACTGCCATAGGATCTGCTAAAATAGTTTATTATAAAGAAACTAAAAGTAAACAAAAATTTCCTCAAAAGAATATCTATTATGGTGTTCAATATAGTGATAAAGAAATACTCAGTAAATTGAAAAAAGAAAAAACTAAAAGAGCCAATGTAAGAGATGTTGCTAGATTATTATCTCAAAATAAAATGGTTGCATTATTTCAAGGAAGATCGGAAGCAGGACCAAGAGCATTAGGTAATAGAAGTATTTTATTTAATCCTAAAAATAAAAACGGAAAGGATATAGTGAATAAAATTAAAAGAAGAGAGTTTTATAGACCTTTTGCAGGAACTGTTCTTCATGAATATATGAATGAATATTTTGAAATGGAAG